AGGGCTATGGAGATGCTGCCGGGAACTTCCCGCGCAACTATGCTCCGGGGCAGGACGCCGGGGAATATGCCCTGGCATTCCGGACGGCCTACGAAATGGGCAAGGCGGGTGCTGACCGGCAGCGGCTGGGAAGCGACAGTTTCCGGGTGATGAGCCAGAGCCAGAGGGATATCGCCTATGACACCGGTGTGGAAGCCCGGAAGAAGGCTGCGGGCCGGGAAAAGACGGAGGTAAAAGCCACTCTGGAGGTGAGCGAAGACCAGAAAACCGTGCGAACCGACACCGGCAAGGAAGTGAAGATCGATGGTTTCGCATCCGTGGGCGATAAGGCTACTCTGAAAGTGGGCAGCGACACGGTGAAGATGACCGATGTGAGCTATGCCAGTGCGGAAGAAGCGGCGATGTATGAGACCGTGGCAACGGTGGCCGGGTCTGCATCCACAGCCAATGCCATGCTGGAGCAGCAGCGAAAGAGCGATGTTTCCCCCGTGGATTTTGCCAACGGACTCTGGGAAGCCTATGAGGCGGGCAGAATCGGCAGTGCGACCCGGGCGGAGCTTGGGCAGATGGAATTTGCCGGGAAGCTGCCGCTGGCGGTGCGGAACATCGCTTACAGCCGGGGCATTGACAGGGGCAGATATCAGGCCAATGCGGCGGAAGCAGTGCTGAAAGCCAAGGGCAAGCAGAACAAGGGCCAGCGGAAAGAAGGAAAGCTGCATTTCGACCGGAAGGGCAGGACCTTCAGCGATATTCAGGAGACCGGTCTGGCGGCGATGGAGAGCTTCAGCAAGGCGCTGGGCATCCAGGTGTATGTTTATGAGTCCTTCGTGAAAAACGGGGAGCGGGTCTATAAGAACGGCAATGGAGAGACCGTAAAGGCTCCCAACGGCTTCTACGATCCGGAGACCGGAGCAATACACATCGACCTGAATGCCGGCAACTTCGGTCAGGGCACCATGCTGTTTACCCTGGCGCATGAGCTGACCCACTACATCAAGCAGTGGAGCCCGGTGCGGTTCCGGGTGCTGACGGAAGCGGTCCTGAGAGCCTACAGCACCAAGGGCCAGAGCGTGAATGCGCTGGTGGAAAAGCAGATGGCAAAGGCCAAAGAGAGCGGCCGGAATCTGACACCGGAGCAGGCACTGGAAGAAGTAGTGGCGGACAGCATGGAGGCCATGCTGGTGGACGGCAGCTTCGGAAAGGTGCTGGCGGACATCAAGGCCCGGGACAAAACGCTGTGGCAGAAGATCAAAGACTGGTTACTTGAAATTGCGGATAAGCTGAAAAAGGCTGCCGATGCATACCGGGGCATGAAACCTGACAGCGTGGAAGGCCGGATGGTCCGGGAGATGGATGGAGTCTTTGATGAGATCCAGAAGCTGTTTGCCGAGGGTCTGGTGGAGGCCAGTGAGAATTTTGCGGCTGCGGAAGGGCAAAAAAATACCACCCAGGAGGGTGGGGTGAAGTATTCGGACAAATATCTTGCCGCAGAAGTTGATCCCAATGTACTCAACATGGTCACGCAGGTCACATCTGGAAACTATTCCGACAACGATAAAGTTGAGCTTGGAAAAGTACCGGATGATATCGCTGCGAAAATCAAAGAGATTACTGGTGTAGATCCTTCTGGTTTTCGTATTGTCATTGAGGCGAGGCAGATGCTTCATATCCTAAATGGCCATGGGTCAAACGGGGATGCTAACCGCTCGATGAAAGATCCGAATGATATTGCCAGGATCAAATATGTTATTTTTACTCCAGATGACATTCGTGGACCAGGCATGACCAGAGCATATACGCATCAGCGAAAGGGAAAAGCAAGGCCTGCCCCCACCGTATTGTACGAAAAAAACATAGGCGAGAAATCGTACTATGTTGTGCAGGCCGTTCCTGACACAAAAGCAAAAACAGTATACATCGTTTCTGCTTTTATTGGCCCAAGTGGATACAAAAAAGAAGCCTCACAGCTCATCAATGCCTCAAATGGCCCTGATGCAACGGCTAAACCCGGTTCTGTGGTGGCTTCTAAGAACAGTATACGAAAAGCTGAAGCAATTGTCAACCCCAAATCTGTGGAAGCCATGGATCTGGAAGTAGACGAGAAGACGGAATCGGTAGCACCTACCGTTATGATGTCGGAGCGGACCTGGACGCAGTCTGAGTATGTGCAGGAGCGGGATATGGCTGCGCTGGCCATCAGCAAGGCAATCGGTGTAAGCATTCAGAAGGCAAAGGACTACATCGACAGCGTGAACAGCATCGCCAAGATGATCGCCGATGACCGGACCAGGCTTGACTACTTCTCCAGTCCCGGAAGAAGCAGTTTTATCGGTAATGTGGAATACGGCGGCAGCTTTGATTTCTCTACACTTTGCAAGAAGCGGCGGCTGCTGACGGGCACCTTTACCGCTATCCAGAAAGCACTTCCCAATACGGCGCTGACGGCCAATGAGATCCTGGAGATCCGCAAGCGGATGCAGGATGCCGGTCTGGAGGTAAGCTGCGGGCTGTGCTATGTAGAAGGCAGCAGAGCCAATATGGGACAGTTTGCCAAGGAATTTCTGCGGCTGTACAAGCAGTATTACCCGGATGGATGGCAGCCCAATATGGCGGATGTGAACACTCCCGAGGGAATCGAGTGGGTGCGGATCAATCACCCGGAGGTCTATGAACAGTATGAATACTTCTGGAACCACTACGGTACCCTGAAGCCCGGTGACAAGAATCTGTTTGCCAGCCAACAGAAGCCCAAGCTCTACCAGCTGCACACGGAGTACAAGGGGGAGATCCTCCAGAAATTCCGGAACGATGACAATGTGGAGGAGAAAAACATCAACGGCGGCATCCGGCTGCAGAGTTTCTCCGACTTTGAAATCGTGCATCTGATCGACACCATGCAGATCATTATGGATATGAGCCTGGTTGGGCTTGCCGGTCAGGCATACACAAAGGTGCCGGACTTCGCATGGGCGCTGGGCGATACCGGCCTGAAGATCAATCTGAGCCTGATCGCAAAAGGTGTGGACGAAAATGGAAACCTTATCTTTGACGATGTGGAAGGTATGCCCATTCAGGAGGCCATGCGGCTGCGGGAGCGGTATTCGGAGAATGTTGGTACGATCCTGGTAGCCTTCAATGATGCACAGCTGAAAGCGGCGATGGCTGACCCCAGAGTGGACTTCATCATCCCCTTCCACAGAAGCCAGTGGAAAAAGAGTCAGTATGAGGCTATGGGCCTGCCGAAGAATACCAAGGACTACACCTACATGCAGAACGAAAAGTACATCAAGCCCCAGTACCATGAGTACAGAGGCAGGATGGTACGGGATAAGGCCACCAACTACATGCCCAACGAATACTGGGACTTCAGCAAGAGCGGAACGGAAAATGCCAGGGCTTATCTGGAAATGTGCGCCAGGAACAATAAGCGGCCCAAGTTCTACAAGCTTCTGACGGACAACAAGGACGGAAGCTACTCCCTGAAGGAAGACGGAAGCACGGACGGCTATTGGAAGCTGCTGATCGATTTCAAGATGTATGACAATCAGGGCAATGGCAGTCCCCAGCGGCCGGTGACTCCGGAATTCAATATGGAAGAAGCCAACCGGATGCTGAACGATTACCGGGGCGGCCACAGCAGTTTCCCGGTGGCACAGGGCATTGCTGATCAGTTTGTAGCGGAGTACAAAGAGAGCCACAAGGGAAAGGTGCTTTCCGAGCGGGATACCATGGTGGCGGAGCTGGAGCGGCAGAATGCGGCGCTGCAGGAGGATGTGGAGGAGCTGAAAAAGCTTCTGGCGCTGCAGGGTCAGGTGACCGGCGGGCGTATCCCGAAGAAGAGCAGTGTGGAGGCGGCGGCAAAATGGCTGAAGGGCTATGCCGGTGCTACCATGGATGCCGATGACATGAAAGAGCTTGCCGGGATGCTGACGGAGTTTTACGGAGCGATCCTGAACGATGAGGAGCTGGCATGGGAATCTGTTATGGAAAAGGCAGCGCCTATTGCCGACTTTATCCAGGCCAGGGTGAATGTGAAGCCTCAGATGAGCGAATATTCAAAAGATGTGCTGCGGGAGCTGAGAGGTCGGAAGATCAAGCTTTCTGACAGCCAGAAGGCGGAGGCGGCCAGAGCATACGGCAGCTACAATGAATACCGGAAGGCGGCTTTTGGCAGTGTGACACTTTCCAATGAGGGAATCCCTCTGGACAGCTTGTGGCAGGAGATGGCAAGCATCTTCCCCGGAACATTTGACGAAAATGTGACGGCGGGAGATCAGCCGGCGGCACTGCTTGAGGTGATCCAGGGACTGCGGAGCACGGACCAGGCGGCCATGGAATATGAATACAACCGGGAGTTCATTCGGGCTGACCTGATCCGGGCAGTCTATGACAGTTTCTGGCGGGTGGATACCCTGAAGACCGTGGCAGACAAAAACCAGAAGAAGGTAAACGAGCTCAAAGCAAAGCACCGTCAGCAAATGGATACGCTTCGGCAGGAGAAGAATAAGGCCATCCAGCGGGTGAAGAAGCAGTGGGCTGATGACATCGAAAAAGTGCGGCGGGAGATGCGCCAGGAGATCCGTGACCGGGTGACCGCGACAGAAAAGCGGTACCAGGAATCCAGAGCCAAAGCGACTGAACAGCGGCGAACCACCGCCGGGAAGAAGCGGGTACGGAAGCTGGTGGCTGAGATCCGGAGCCTCTACGAACACGGCACGAAAGAGCGCAATGTCAAGAAGGGCATGCGGGACTTTGTGGAGCATGCGCTGGCGGCGGCAGAGGTCCTCTTTATGGACAATTACACGGACGAGGACATCGTCATGGCCGGTGTGAGCGTTAAGCTGGAGGACAGCCAGCGGCGGCTTCTGGATCGCACGCAGGAACTGATCCGGAAGCGGGATGATGTTTTCAAGGGCGGAAAAGATGTGCAGACTGCGGAAGCGGTGATCGCCGGTGATACGGCGGAACTGGATGCGCTGCAGGAGCGCTACGATGCGCTGCAGGAGCAGATAAACAAGAATCTGCGGCTGCTGGGACGGGTGCTGCGGGCAGAGCGGGCACGGCTTAATGAGACCACCATCACGGCGGTGCTGGAAGGTCTGGCGGAAGCTTACAAGCAGCTGGGAAGATCTGATGACAACTTTATCCGCAACGGAACCTATGAAACGGTCTACCAGGGACTGATGCAGCTGATCGAGGATGTGCGTGGTACCACGGTAAAGGACATGACCAGCGACCAGCTGGAGGCGGTGGAGCGGGCATTCAAGGAGGTGCTGCACACGATCCGTGCGGCAAACAAGGCTTTCGTCCAGGGCAAGAAAGAGACCATTGCGGAGCTGGGTGAGGCTGCTGTGCGGGAAGTGAAGGCCGTGGGCGGTTTCCATGAGGACCGGAACACGGCGCTGGACCCGGTGAGAAGATTCTGGTGGAACAATCTGAAGCCCGTATACGCCATGAAGCGCATCGGTTCCAAGGTGCTGACGGATGCCTACAACGCGATCCGGCGGGGTGAGGATACCTGGGCACGGGATATCGATGAGGCCAGGAGATTCTTCCAGGCGGCGGCAGACCGGTACGGCTATGACCAGTGGGACCAGGAAAAGGGCTATGTGTTCAAAACTCCCAACGGACAGGAATTCACCCTGACCCTGGGCCAGATGATGAGCATCTATGCCTACTCCAAGCGGCAGAATGCCAAAGATCATCTGCGGATCGGCGGTATCGTATTTGACCCCAATCAGGAGGTATACCGGGACAATGCCAACGGCAAGCGGCGCAAGCGCTCCCTGAACGATGCGACCGCATACCAGATCGGTGAAGGCACGGTGGCTGCCATCCTGGAGCAGATGACGAAGGAGCAGATCGCTTTTGTAGACGAGATGCAGAAGTATCTCTCCGAGACCATGGGCGCCAAGGGCAACGAGGTCAGCAATGTGCTTTACGGTGTTGACCTCTTTGGGGAAGAAAATTACTTCCCGATGAAATCGGCCCGACAGTATCTCTTTGAACAGAATCAGCCTGCGGGTGAGGTCAGTTTGAAGAACAGCGGTTTCACCAAGGCCATTCAGCCGGGAGCAAACAATCCCCTGATCCTGGGAAGCTTCATGGATGTGTGGAGCCAGCATGTGAACCGGATGAGCACTTACCACGGATTCGCACTGCCCATCGAGGACTTTAACCGGATCTTCAACTACCAGACCGGGCGGAATGAGGAAAAAGCTTCCGTTTCCGTAAAGGCAGCGATCCAGGGCGCATACTCCCCTGCCGCGATCCAGTACATCAGCCGGATGCTGACGGATATCAACGGCGGAGCCAGGACGGACCCGGCTGCCGGTGTGATCGGAAAGATGATGAGTCTTTTCAAGAAGGGCGCTGTTTTTGCAAGCCTTTCCGTGGCGATCCAGCAGCCCAGTGCCATCGGCAGAGCGGCGGCGCTCATCGACCCGAAATGGTTCAGCGGCAAGAAGGTGACCAAGCAGAACATCGAACAGGTCTGGGAGGAGTGCAAGGAATACGCTCCGGTCGCTCTGATCAAGGAGATGGGTTTCTTTGACACCAGTGTGGGCAAGTCCACCCAGGACTACATCACGGCCCGGAATTACAAGGGCCTAAAAAACATCGTCAAGGGATTCTTTACAGATGCCAGCTACCGGGACGAGCAGATGGGTATGCTGCCGGCGCTTCTCGACAATATCACCTGGGCCAATATCTGGCAGGCGGTAAAAAGGGAGCAGCTGGATAAACATCCGGATGCGGACCCCGCAAGCGAGGAATTTCTGAAGCGGTGCGGTGAGCGGTTTACCGAGATCGTGACGGAGACCCAGGTATATGACAGTGTGCTGAGCCGGAGCGCCAATATGCGAAGCAAGGACACCGGCATGCAGATGCTGACCGCATTTATGGCGGAACCGACCACCAGCATGAATATGCTCTCCAACGCAGTGGTCCAGGCCAGACGGGGAGACAAAAAAACGGCTGGCCGGGCGGTGGGCGCTGTTGTGGCGGCGCAGATCATCAACAGCATCCTGGTATCGCTGGTGTATGCGGCCCGGGATGACGATGAGGAGCAGAGCTATGCCGAAAAGTATCTGGAGGCCCTGGCGAACAATATATGGAACGATGTTTTCCTGATGGTACCGAATTCCATTCCCTTTATCAGCGATATTATGAGCATGCTCCAGGGCTATGATGTGGAGCGCAGCGATATGGCGGTGATCTCCGACATGATCAATGCCATCCAGCAGCTGAGCAATGAGAAGAAGAAACCCTGGCAGAAGGTGGAGCTCTTTGTCGGGTCCCTGGCGCAGATTTTCGGCCTGCCGGTGAAGAACATTCTCCGGGATGTAAAGGCTATCTACAATGTGGCGGACGGTATGCTCTTCGGTGAGCGGTCCACGGCGGCGGGATTTGGATATGCTGTGAGAGAAGGCATCACCGGTGATGCGGTGAGCAATGCCCAGCAGCTGTACGATGCCCGGGTGAACGGGGACAAAGCCCACGAAGCCAGAGTGACGGCCCGGTACGAAAACCAGGAGAGTGCGGATGCGGCTGTTCGGAATGTGATCAAGAGAATGTTTATGGCGGGAGAGATCGACCGGGTGGAGGCTCAGCGGCAGCTGATGCTGTATGCAGGCTATGACAATGCGGTGGAGATCTATTGGCTGGTGGATGCATGGGTTTACGAAAAGGATACCGGAAGCTCTGACGGCTACGGAAAATACAATGACATCTACGCAGCTATGTTGGCCGGTGAAAGCATCGATGCGCTGATGACCGAATTTACGGACCTTGGGTACCGGGAAGACGATGTGCTCAGCCAGATGAAAAAGGAAGTCGGCCGGTGGTATTATGACGATGAATCGGAGACCAGGATCGGCAGAGACCAGGCGGTGGATATGCTGGGACAGTATTTCGGCATGGATGAGGACGAGATCGCCGAGCAGATGCGCTCCTGGGATATGCGGATGGAGACCGGATTCAGGTACTCTGAACTGAAGGGCGAATACATGGAGGGCAATGTATCCCGGGAGGAGGCCCTGCGGCTGCTCCAGGAATACGGCCTGCTCCACAGCACGGAGGCGGAAGACCGGGTGGCTGACTGGGACTTTGAAGCGGAGCACGGATTCGGCTATGACGATATCCGGCATACCTATCAGGACGGCGAGATCACGGCGGCGGAGGCCATCGATGTGATGATGGGTTTCGGCGGGAAAGACCGGGAGGATGCGGAGTATGCGATCCGGCTCTGGGATTTTGAGACCAAGAACGGATGGGCATATGAGAGCAGAGTATCGCTCTATAAGCAGGGCCGTATCTCCGGAGATGTGCTGCAGAAGGCTCTGATCGAATTCGGCGGGTATACCCCGGAGGATGCACGGACCCAGGTCGAGGTATATGACTGGGAGATGGAGGGCATCAAGAATGTGACCATCACCCGGGTGGAGCGGTACCATGAGTTTGCGGAGCCTGCGGGCATCAGCAAGGCGGTATACATGGATGTACAGCGGTACAGCGCTGACACCAAAAATGATGTGGATCCGGATACCGGCAAGTCCATCAACTACTCCGCTATGAAAAAGGTGATGGCATACATCGACAGCCTTCCCCTGACGGAAAAGCAGAAAGATGCTATGGCATACAGCCTGGGATGGAGCAAGAAAAACATCGAGAAGTACAAGCCCTGGTAAGCCGGGGCGGGCGGTCCGGGGATAGAGAACCCCGGGCCGCTTCTGTTATGATTGAGGCATGAGAAAGGAGTGAGCCTATTATGAATTATGCGAGATCCAGGATATCCCTGAATGTGCAGGACACCAGCTCCCCCGTGGTGCTGGATGCCAAGCGGGGCGATACCAAGCGGGAGATCCTGATCGATTTAATGGACGGTGATGAGCCTTATGTGATCCAAGAGGGCTGCTATGCTATCTTTACAGCGCAGAAGCCGGACGGAAACCGGATCTACAATGACTGCACCATCAATAATAACATCATTCGGTATCGTTTTACTCCCCAGACCAGCAATGTGGTTGGCACGCTGAAGTGCGAGATCAAGCTGTATGACCAGAACGATGAGATGATCACATCGCCCCGGTTCGGCATCCTGGTGGAGCAGCCGGTATTTTATGACGGCGATATCCCGGAAAGCGACTATGAATTCAATGCCATTACGGATATCGTCAAGGACACGGCGCAGGAATACCTGGAAGAGAATCCCGTTCTTGTGGATAACACTCTGAGCGTACCGAATATGGCTGCGGAAGCGGCTGCCACGGGCGCAGCGATCAACGAAGCCAAAGGTATCGCGGAGAATTCGCTGCCCAGAAGCGGCGGCGTAATGACCGGTGCCATGACGGTGCAGGAACCCACGGAGGATGCGAACCCTGCCACCAAGGGGTATGTGGACGGTAAGGCTGAGGAATTGCGGTACAGCCCGATCGTTAAGGTAACCACGGCCAATATTTCCGTGACACCGGATATGATGGGGAAAACCCTTCTGCTGAACAGCAGCGGCACGGACTTTGTTTGCACCATCTCCAAGGACTTCCATGATTCTGTTCCCGTTGGCTTTGAAGTGGCCTTTATCTTCTGGACGGCAAACTCCGCCAGGATCGCTTTCACCGGCGGGGTCAATGCGGCAACCCCCGGCATCGGCGCATTGACCGACCCTGTTCTGGCACTGCCGGAACGGTACACGATGATTGCCGCAAAGAAATGCACTACTGTCAGCTGGCTGGTGACCGGCAATGTGGAGGTGGTTTGATGATCTATGTATTGGGCGGTAGCTCTGACCTTAGCTATAAGGTGATCGCAAGTATGACTGCTCCCACAAATCCCACTGCCAACATGATCTGGATCAAATCCAGCACTGCGGTCAATGGGTATCGGTTTGCCAGCGTCACACCGAGTGGCACAAGTTCATCCACAGGCAATGTGTACTTTATTTGTTCGACAACCTATGACAGAACCGCAGACAACACTGTTCCTGTGCTTAACATCCTGAACAGAAAAGAAAAGGGGCAGATCATCCGCTGCCTTCTGCATTTGACTGGGTGTCGACAAGTTATCGGTGGAGAATGGAAGTCGGTCGATGCGTATCTGTACAAGGGTGGTGCATGGTTGCAGTTTAGTGCAGAGTTGGCAGATATCGATTTTTACAATGCGGGAACGGAAAATGCAACGCTTACCCTTTCCAATGTGACCAAGGCAAGCACTTACCTGAATGCAACCCTTGCCAAGTCCGGCAATGCATCCGTGACCATCAAGGATGTAGACCTGACCAACCATAAGACGGTGACAGCCACCTACAGCAATCTTCAGGGTGATGGTACTTTCAAGGGGTATATTTCCGTGAAGATCCTGGATACTTCCGGCGCATCCGTCAAGGCAACTACTGAAGCATCGACAGCATCCGGTACTCTGACACTGGATATATCCACACTTACCGGAAAGCATCAGATCCAGGTGTATATGCGAAATACCAGCGGTAGCTATGCGGGTTCCTGCCGTGTAACCAGAATCCAAATGCTGCTGTAAGGAGGTATCTATGAGAACGGTTTATATTGATTCGGACTATAAGTGCCATCCTGAGGGTGGCGAAGGCCTGACCGCTGTGGAGACCGACTTCTTTGACGGCAAATGCGATACCGTTGTGAAGGGTTACCGGTTTGTTCCCGCCGGCGAAAGCTGGACGAGAGAAGACGGCACGGTGTTCTCCGGGGAGATGATCGCCCCCTGGGGGAGTTATCCCGAAATGGAAGCGGCCCAGCGGGAATACGAGCGGCAGCTTCTTTCTGAATATGCCGAAGCGCTGAAGGTACTGGGGGTGACGGTATGACTGTAATTGAACAGGCAGAAGCCATCCGGTCGGCAATGGATAACGCAGCTATCGTGCTGACTGACCAGGAAGCACTCTACAGCAAGGAACTGTACCCCCGGTGGGAAGACCTGATGGGTGAGAAGGTGGAGATGGATTTCCGGTTTCGGTACGGCGGGATGCTGTACAAGACTCGGCAGAAAAGCTACACCTTTGTGGAGCACTATGTCCCGGGAGCCGCCGGTACGGAAAGCCTTTTTGAGGTAATCAACGAGACCCATGCCGGGACTCTGGAAGACCCCATCCCCTATGAGGGCAACATGGCTCTGGAGGCTGGGCTGTATTACTCCCAGGACGGTGTGGTTTACCGATGCACGATCTCTACCGGCAATCCTATCTATCACTTGCTGAAGGATCTGGTGGGACTGTATGTGGAGGTGGTTGCATGACGGTAAAGCAAGCGCAGCATCTGCTGGCCTATCTGGGCTACTACACCATGGCTGTTGACGGCATCTGGGGTAGTGGCAGTGAGAAGGCGCTGAAGCGTTTCCAGCGGGAGTACGGCATCGATGATGACGGTATCCTTGGCATTGTTACCGAGAAAGCCATGACCCATGCTGTGGCTTACGGGATGCCGAAAAGCGATGATGATCCGGTGGAGGAGGGCACCTTCTGGGACGAGATCGAGCATTTTACCCGGGAGGAATTCGGCTGCAAGTGCGGCCTTCACCATGCGCCCTACTGCGACGGCTTCCCGGCGGAACCTAGGGAGGACCTGGTAAGGATCATCCAGGATGTGCGGTACTACTTCGGTGTACCAGTGACCATCGTCAGCGGCCTGCGGTGCCGCCAGCACAATGCCGATTCCGGCGGTGTGGCGAATTCGCAGCACATGTACGGCGAGGCTGCTGACATCAATGTCCAGGGCGTGGCTCCCTCCGCTGTCGAGGCATTCCTTGACCGGCGGGGCGGTGTGAGGTATCACTACACCATCAAGAATAGCAACAATGTCCATCTGGATGTACCCCAGGGAGCGAGGTGATACCGGTGAATGATGCAGTATTGTCCGCTCTCATTACCGGTATTCTGACCCTGATCGGAGTGGTGGTCAGCAATCTTCTGGCCAGCAAGAAGACCGAACAGGCCATCGCCGTAAACCAGGCGGTGACGGACACCAAAATTGAAGAACTGACCCGGGAGGTTCGGGAGCATAATAACTTCGCCCTGCGGATGCCGGTGATGGAGCATGATGTGAAAGACCTTCAGCGCCGGGTCGGTGTCCTGGAAAACTATCACAAACAGCCGGTGAATCCTGTAAACTAGAAAGGAGAAATACAATGATCAACTGGAAGGTAAGACTGAAGAATCCTGTGTTCTGGGTTCAGATCGTCGCAGCAATCGTGCTGCCGATTTTGACCTACCTGGGCCTGAGCTGGGAAGATATCACCACCTGGGCCGCTTTTGGCAACATCTTTGTCCAGGCCGTGAGCAATCCCGTGATCCTGGTGAGCGTGGTGGTATCTGTGTGGAACGCCATCAATGATCCCACTACCAAGGGCCTGAATGACAGCTTCCGTGCGATGACCTACGAAAACCCGGACTGATATGAAAGATCTAGTGTGGGACAATATCATGCTGGCTGAATTCCGCAAGCTGGCGATACTCACCGAGGATGAGGACAAGGTGCTCAGCTGGTGGGCCAAAAATAAAAGCATTGCCTACATTGGAATGACGCTGGGAATGGCGGACAGAACGGTAAGTAGATGCCTGGAAAGCCTCCGGGAGAAATATGATGCAGTTCGGATCTATTCTCCGCTTTTGCCAGAACGAAGAATATAGGAAAGACCCTCTCCGGTAACGGAGGGGGTCCTTTTTTGCTATTTGGCATAAATATGGCAAGAATGTGGCGAAAAAGCGGCAAAATCACGGCCTTTAGACGGCAGTTTTGAACGGCTTTTTCATGTTACCTTGATGGTGGATCGGGGAACCCCCGGTACTAAATTAAAACGGAGGAAAAGAAAATGGTAGAAGTCGAAAGAGATTATGCGAGCAAGGGTGTTGCCGGTGCTGGCCTGGGCCTTGGCATTGCCGGTACCGCTCTGGGTGTCCTGGGAAATAATGGCCTGGGCAACATCTTCGGCGGCTGGGGCAACAACTGCGGCGGCGCAATGTTCGCCTGGGAACGGGAGCTGTCCCACAAGGATGCTGAGATCGGCAGCCTGAGGGCAGACCTGGCGACTGACCGTAAGATCCTGGAACTGTACCAGTATGTGGACGGTCGGATGAGAGGCATCGAAGGCCAGCTGGCACAGCAGGCCGTGGTTAATGCTCAGCTCACTGCCAATCTGAGCTGCCAGCAGCAGGCTATTGCCACGCTGAATGGCTTGACTAAGACCGTGATCCCCATCGCAAGCATCTGCCCCGAGGTCATGCCTCGGTACAACAGTTTCGTGACCCCCACCGACACTCCCGCAACCGGCGCTTAATCGCCAAAGAGGAGGGCGGGAAACCGCCCTCTATTCTTATTAAGGAGGAAACTTATGGCAACCATTCAGCAGATCCAGAAAGCGGCGGCACGGTTTGTAGACCAGGATATTGCTCCGGCATTCTCCGGTGGTGAGCGGATTCTGGTATCCGGTGCGGCTGGCTTGCTTATAGCGAATTCCGGGAAACTGGTGGCGCAGTATGCTACGCATCCCATGGTGGCGGCACTTGGTGTTGTGGATGCACAAAGCGGCGATATCGATGTGGATTCCCTCTACCAGGCATTTGCTCCAAAATTTGGAAACGAAAAAATCCCGCTTAAGATCCCGGTGGTGGGCACCATCAGGATTGGGAAAGCGGAAGTCGATAGATTCTATCAATATGTAAAGGAGGCTTAATATGGACGGGCGGATTACGATTCCCAACATCGAAAAGGAAATGAAGCATCTCCAGGAAAAAGGCTGGATGTGCCGGGATGATCTTAAGATGCTGGTGCTTTTGGGTGAGGCCATGGAAGTCATGGGCAATGTTGACCGGGAATTCACAGAAGAGGATGCCCGGAAATGGGTAGAGCATATGGATCCCCCGGCACGGTGGTCGATGGAGCAGACCACGGCGGTCATGCACCAGTTCGGATACAGCCATAGGCCCTGCGTATTCTATGCCGTAATGAACATGCTGTTCAGTGATTACGGACGGACTGTCATTCGTTTCAACATGGATAAGCCGGAATTTTGGGCTGCACTGGCTCATGACTTTATCGATGACCCGGATGCTGAGGATATGAAGGTGGGCCGGTACTGGCGGGATATAGTTAGGCACTAGAATCCCGTTGCCAATCCGTTGCCAAAATGGCAATCAAAATTTGCATTTTAGCAAATAAAATAATGAATTCCCAATCAATAAAATATTGTCGTAAATGTTGCGATATATTCAATGTGTTATGGAAATGTACGAAAAATGAACAAAAAAAGTCCCAAATCATAAGATTCGGGACTTTTGCGTTTGGTGCGAGAGATGGGACTCGAACCCATAACAAAAAGCGGTAAAAGCGTTGTGTTTCTAAGGTTTTTTTATTTTCCGTTGCCAATTCCGTTGCCAATTTGCGACTTGTTATCAAAGTAATTGCTGAAGTCCTGCGCTCGTTTGGCAATGTCTTTTTGGGATAGGTGGGTGTAGATTTTACGCATCGTTGCCAAATCGTCCCAGCCGCCGATTTCTGCGGCGATCATTTCCGGGATCTGGAGATGGTATGCGAGGCTTGCAAAGCTGTGGCGGAGGCCGTGGAGGTCGATGGGAGGGAGGCCGACTTCGGCGCAGAGTCGGCGCAGATGCTTGATGATCACATCCGGCGCATTTCGTACAACCTTGCCGGTCTTGTCGGGGCAAGCCTCCAGGGCTTCCTGGAGCGGCGGGATGATGGGGATGGTACGGCGGGACTTGCTGGTTTTGTTCTGGGCTTTCTCAACATATCCGGTTTCCCCACGGACTCTTGCGCCGTGGATATCGATGGTCTTTTTATCCAGATCTACCTTGTCCCAGGTGAGAGCCATCATCTCTGACCGGCGGAGGCTGCTGAGGCACAGCAGTGCGGGGATCTCCATGCGGTGGCCTTTCAGAGCG